CCATGAAGTTCCGTTATATCGGCGTGTACCCTGCCGGGCAACAGGAGATCACGGCGTATGGCTGCAAGTTCACGCCATTCGCCGAGGTTGAAGTTCCCGAGCAATGGCTGGAAAAGTTCACCGGAAACAGGTTTTTCGAGATTGTCGTGGACTATGAACTCGTGCCGGTAGAGCCGGAACCGGAAGAGGAGCCGCGCAATCGCCTGCTCGATGCAATGCCTTCGGACAAGGATGATCTCATTGCCCTTGCAGGCGAACGCGGCGTCAAGATCGACAAACGATGGAACGCCGAGAAGATCGCCGCCGCAATCAAGGATGAAGTAAATGGCTAGCTACGTAAAATTTCAGCCTTTTGTCGAGGCTTTGGCGGAGAAGGCGCATAATCTTGGTGCTGATACGCTGAACGTCGCACTGACAAATACCGCGCCAAATGCGACGGACGATCATTTCGCCGACATATCTGAAATCAGCGCCGGCAGCGGCTACAGCGCCGGTGGAACGCAGGCTTCACAAAGCAGCTCGGCGCAAACGGCAGGTACATACAAACTTGTCCTTGGCGACGTGACGTTTACGGCCTCGGGCGGCTCCATCGGCCCGTTCCGCTATGCGGTTCTGTACAACGGCACAGCCACGAATGATGAGCTGATCGGCTACTGGGACAACGGATCAGAAGTAACCCTGTCTGCCGGCGAGAGTTTCACGGTCGATTTCGACGCAACGGACGGCGTTCTCACAATCGCATAGGAAGACCGAACATGCTTAATGAAGATCAGATGCGCAAGCGGTTCCATGAAAACCGCGCCGAGCGCGAAGCCATGCTTGCCAGGTCCGCACCCTTGCGCGATGAGCGCGACAAGTTTGTGCAGGAGTATGAGCCACGCATTCGCGAATTGAACCAGCAGATCAAGACCATTGAACAGGAGGCAAGCCCGTCCTTGTTCGATCTGGACCGCGAAGCCGGAATGATCGTGCGCGCGCTTAACGGCAAGACCGGTTGACTGATTCCAGATGGCTTCTACTGGGTTCACACTTGTCGGAGCAGGGGCAACGGTCGATACAGGCGGCAGTGCATGGGCCAATCCAGGAAATATCACGGCTGATGATGGGACCAATGCTTCATGTGCCGTCGGGACAAGCGCAGGTGGCGTAACAGGGGATACGCTGAGAGGGTCAACCCTTGGCTTTGCTGTTCCGGCAGGAGCCACGATAACCGGGATTGAACTGCGTGTTCAACTGTCATTTGGGGGATCTGCATCGACAATAGATTCTGTCAACGTCGGTAAAGATGACAGTACTCTTGGTACTGCCAAGACTCCGGGGACAGCACTGACGAGCACACCAACGGATTACGACTTCGGCAGTTCTTCCGATCTCTGGGGGCTAACCTGGACTCCGGCGGAAATTAACGCATCGACGCTCCAGGGGCTTTTGGTCGTAGCCAGCGCAGGCATAGGCGCAAGCGTCTCGTGCGACGCCATGTGGATGAATGTTCATTATACGGAAGCCGCCGCTGACCTTGTAGCCGATGCCGGTTCGTTCAGTCTGACAGGGCAGGCTGCCGCTCTTCTCCGCGCCCTTCAGGTAGACGCGAATGCTGGATCGTTCGCGCTGACCGGGCAGGCAGCCAGTCTGCTGAGGGATCTGGAAGTCAACGGCGATGCCGGCGCATATGTTCTGACAGGGCAGGACGCGGCCCTTTTCAAATCCATCAACATGGCGGCCGATGCTGGAGCCTATACGTTCACCGGCATTTCTGTCGATTTCCTCCGCGCTCTTTTGCTGGGCGGCGATGCTGGTTCGTTTGCACTGTCAGGTCAGGACGCAGACCTGTCCCGGCTGGTTCCGATCGTTGCCGATGCAGGGGCGTTCGTTTTAACCGGCCAGAACGCTACGCTTATGACGGTCCGCATCATCACGGCGGACGCGGGCAGCTTTGTCCTGTCAGGTCAGGCGGCAGCACTGCTCCATGATTATTTTCTGGCAGCGGGTGCAGGGTCTTATCTCCTGACCGGCCAAACCATAGACACGCGGTATGTCAGGAAAAGGTTTTTCGGAAATCTGAGCGGCGGCCAACGCGTCGGTGGGCAAGTTGGCGGTTTGACACGAATTTCAGGCGCGTCCACAGGTGGCAAGAGGGCTTTCGGTAACTGATGTTAGCACCAGGAACAATCTATGTCGAAACCGAACTCAGGTTGACGGCAGCATTCACGGATAGTGACGGCGTGGGCATTGATCCTGACACGGTGACGTTCAAGACGTTCTCGCCGTCAGGGGCTGAGGCAACCTATGTTTATGGCACTGACGATGAAGTGCAGAGGGAATCTGCCGGCAATTATACCGCAGACATCGTTCCTGATGAAGCCGGACGCTGGCATATACGCTGGAAAACCACGGGAACGGGCAAGGTGATCGCCATCGAAGACGATTTCATCGTCAGAAAGTCAGCCTTCTTTGACGATCCATTCACGGATTATTGCTGATGTCGAGAACCACGACGGAACTTGCAACCGAAGTCATGCGGTTGCCGAACTGGATTTCCCAGGACGAGACACCGGATTCAGCGGATGACGCCCATATCAAGCGGATCTATTCCGACTGGTTCGCCTATGCGCAGATGCAGGAACGCGATGTCGTCTACTGGCCGGAAGCCACCATCCCGAACGAAGCCTTTCTCGCCATCGTCCGGATCATAGCGGATATGGTCGGGCCGTCGTTTGGCGATCCCGCACCGGTCGAGATCGATGTGGAGACCGGAATGCAGGTTTCAATGGGCAAGAAGGGCTGGAACATGCTGCGCCGGCTGACCGCGCGGGAATCGTCCGGTCTCAGCGCTCCAGGGACGTACTTCTAGGTCACGATAGCCACGCCCATGTGCGCCGCTGCATGATGCATGAGATTGTGCCGCGCGAAACACCGAAGATTTGCGCTATTTCGTCTTCGGTGACAGATCTGCGCAGACTACGAATTTGAATAACATCCTCGGTGGTCAGTTTCGAATTGGGCTGATCTTCGCCCCGTAACTGAGTTCCATGAAGCAAGCGATCCGCACTGTTTCCCTTTGGCGAATCCCACCGTAGACAGAATTTTGCGCAGCAAAGGCGAACGCCACAGTTATGTGCAGCATAGGGCTTGTTGCTAGGCGGAGGCCCGTTAAAATGAATGCAAACCAAGCGGTGAACAGCGTGTGTGCGACCATCAAGCACTAGACTGCCGTACCCCATGACGGTGCCGTATGGCCAGAGAAGACACTCTTTCTTCTCATGCTTGAGAACGACTTCATTGTAAAATTTCAGCGGCGCTTTAGTGCGGAGGGGGCCGCCTGCCAATGGGTCTCCATGTCGTCGTTTTCTCAAATAATGAGCGTTGCAAAGGCCTGTTCTACTAGCTGGGTTGCTGCAATTGGCAATCGTGCAAATCGCGTCTATACCCGTTTTGGGCATTTCGAGCCTCCACATAGGTTCGAGTGTCAAGAACGCGCCCGGTGTTGCAAGCACCGCTGGCGCGTTCGTCATTCGTACCCCACAAATCAGAGGATATCAAGTTGGCAGAACCGACCCCGATTTCACTTGGCTTGCGCACTAACCCGGCCAGAAATCCTCAGGCCGGAAATTGCCAACTTGTGAACTGCTTCGCCGAAGAAATTTCACAAGATGGCAAAACAGTCTGGGCGATTTATTCCACCGAGGGGCTGACCGCGTTCGGCTCCGCCCTGAGCGGCGGAGGCGTTCGCGCCGGGATCGCCATCGGCACGACAGCCTATGTCGTCGTTGGCCGCAACGTCTTTGCTGTGAACGCAAGCGGCGTGGGAACGCTGATTGGCGGCATCGCTACGGACGGTGCCGTATTCATGGAGCGCAACCGGCGCAGTCCCGCGCAAATCGGCGTGGTGTCAAACGGCCTGTATTACGTTATTGACACGCTCGCCAACTCTGTAACGGAAATCAGCGATCCTGATCTGCCGTCACCGATCTCGATCTCGGTGCTGGACGGCTATGGCGTCATCCCGGTAGTCGGGGCATCGTATTTCCTGACCGGCCTCGATGATTTTACCACGATCGACGGCCTGGATGAAGGCACCGCAGAAGCCTATCCTGATGAGATCGTTCGCTCGATGACGCTGGAGCGCGAGGCGGTATTCTTCAAGGAAACCTCGATAGAATGGCACCAGAACACCGGCGATCCCGATTTCCCGTTCGAGCGCGTCCATGCGCTGGAGCTCGGCTGCCTCGCCGGGGATAGCGTCGCAAAGGTCGACACGCCATCCCGCAAGACCATCATCTGGGTTGCGCCGGATCACACCGTTCGCGCCATGAGCGGCTATTCCGGCGAGGTCATCTCGACGAACGAAATCGAGGAGATGATCAAGGATCTCGACGAAGCCGGGAACGCCGATCAGCTCAAGGGCTTTGCCTGGGCGCGCGCCGGCCGGTTCTTCTACTGCCTGACTTGCAGCACATGGACGCGGGTATTCGACAGCAAGACCGGCCACTGGCATACGCGCGAAAGCTACGAACTCGACCGCTGGCGGGTTAGCACGGTGTTCAAGTTCGGCAACAAGATCATTGCCGGCGACTATAGCACGGGCCAGCTCTACACGCTCAGCAATACCGTGTTCACCGAAGCGGGCAATCACCTCGTCTCCGAAATCATCACGCCGCCGGTCCATGCTTTCCCCTATAAACTCAAATTCAATGGCCTCTATATCGATGCTGCAACCGGCGTCGGGCTGAACTCGACCGACACGCACGCAAGCGATCCCAAGCTCCTCGTCTCGTGGAGCGATGACGGCGGCTATAGCTGGATAACGGAGCGCGAACGCGATCTTCACGCGACGGCCCAATATCGCCGCATCAAACCAATCCGCCGCATGGGCCGCACGGGACAGAAGGGCCGCATGTACAGGTTCCGCATCTCCGCCCCGGTTGAGCGCGTGATGCTTGGCGTCAGCGTCGACTTTGACAGGCTGGCCGCGTGAGTGAACAGAACCGGCTCCTGAGGAGCCAACGGGTCAGCCCGGAAGATGATTTCGCCTACGGACAGGGCGTTTCACCGGAAGCGACGTGGCGCAATCTGATCCCGTTCGCCGAATTTGGCCTCGGGATGGCTCCGGTCTCCGGAGAAGCGATGGCGGCGCGCGATGCATGGGACGCATCCGGACGCGGCGGCAATGCGCTGCTGCGCGGCGATTACGGTCAAGCCGCCTCAGAGTACCTCAACATGGGCACCGGCCTCCTTGGCGCAATCCCCGGCGCTGGCATTATCGCCAGAGGCACGAAACGCGGTGCTGCATGGATGGACCGGAACCTGCCGACAGGGTTTAACCGGCTGCTGGACTCTGTGTATCCGAGTGATCCGCGAAGCACCACGAATATCTTTGCAGGGCCGACAGCGAAAACTGCGGATCATGCAGCACTTGCCAAGGCGGAAGAGATGAAAGCTCAGGGCGCATCGCGTGCTGACATCTGGCGTGAAACAGGTTGGGATTTGGAAAAGGCGGATCAGATACCACGGTTTGAGATCGATGATAGCGGGGCGGGACTAACGCCACTTGCGAAAGAACGTCTTGCAAAGACAGATGAGGGGCTAGCCGCATATCAAGGCAACATTTCGGGTGGTTTCGAGCATCCGGAACTATATAGGTCATATGAAGAATCTGCACCGTTCTGGAGTGATTACGACCTTAGAAAAGGTCCGGGCGGCGGTACATATTTCGAGGACAACGATAAGTTTGTAGCGGCCGGGCGGCGTCCGGAACAGGCGCGGTCTGTGACTCTGCATGAACTTCAGCACGGCGTGCAGTCAAGAGAAGGCTTTGCACGAGGCGGTTCATGGCGCAGTCTGATCGATACGCCCCTCGTCGAGGATTTAGCGCAATCTGAATTGCGTGCCGCAAAAGCGGCTGGCGCAAATTTGGCGGATGAAGACATTTTATCGAATGCCAAGTCAAACATAGCGCGCCGCCTTTACAATAACCTCGCGGGCGAAACCGAAGCCCGCAACGTCCAGTCCCGCATGAATATGACAGCCGCCGAGCGCCGCGCCACTCCCCCGTGGGAAACGCAGGACGTTCCAGACGACCAGCAAATTGTGAGATTTGGCAACCAAGGGCCAGCTTATTCGGCTCCATCATGGCGCGACAGGGTAAATCCGGCTCTAGCCCCACTTGAGAGAAAGCTCACAGAAACGCCTGTAACCACACATGGCGACTATGCGATCCACCGCAGAATGGCTGGCCCGAATGGACCGCTTGAATATGTCGTTGCTCGAAAGGGCGGAAGTTACGACCCCTCAGAAGCGGGTTATTACATGGCAGAATACAGCCATCCCGATGTATTCGCCAGCGCCCGCGTTCGCATGGACGGACCGAACATGGCTCCCGTCAATGTCCGCGAAGACATGAAGAGGCGGGGCATTGGAACCATGCTCTACGACACCGTTGATGAAGACCTCGCCTCGATAGGCAAGCGTCTCCGTCCTGATGAGCAGATGACCCCGGAAGCCCGTGCTTTCTGGGAAACGCGAAACATGAGGCGCGGCGGATGATCGTTCCAGACGACCAGCAGATCGTAAGGTTCAGATGACATGGCAAATTTAACCATTCCGAATCCGGACGTTCCATTAGGGAAAAACCCATCCGGAGAGACGATAAAGATCGATCCAATCTGGTATCGTAAACTTACCGAGTGGCTCAAGAAAACCAATCAGGATTCGCTGAGCACGAACGGCAAACTGACCGTCACGGCAACGTCTGATACCAACCTTCAATTCTCATACGTTGGCAGCGATGGAACAACGCGCACGGCCAATCTCACGCTGTCCTAGTTTTTGTTGCTCGTGAAACAGCTTAACCAGAACACCACAGACCTTAATCCGTAGGAGATCATAGTGGGATTTTTCAGCGACTTTTTTGGCGGGTCCGCAAGGAAGGATCTCCGCAACGCGAAATCAAAATCAGACGCCGCACTTGCCGAAGGCTATGAAGGCGCGACCGGTCGGTATGATGAAGCCTATGACCTGTTCACGCCATATGCCGAACAGGGGCAGCAGGCTAATCAACTTTACGGCCACGCCATCGGGCTGGGGACGGATGAAGAGCGCGAGGCTGCACAGAGCCGATTTTTCTCAGATCCTGCCATGCAGTCGATTCTCGGTGATCAATCCAATGCTCTGCTCCGCCAACTCAACGCGCGAGGGAATACTTACGGTGGCAAAGCAGCGCTAGCCGGAGCGCGCGTCGGTCGCGAGAATTACGAAGGGTGGCTAAATCGCCTTATGGGCCAAGGTCAGCAGGGCGGACAATTTGCTGGGCAGCAAGCTGGCGTCAGGATGGGGCAAGGAGATCTTGATTTTGGTTATGGTGCAACCAGAGCGGGTAATGAAATAAATTACGGCAACGCTCAGGCAGCTAATCGCTCGACGGGCGTGAACAATTTACTTAACGTCGCAGGTACGGCGGCCAAAGCAGCGGCAGCGTTCTCCGATATTCGTCTAAAGCGCGACGTAGAAGAAATCGGCGCGCTTCCATCCGGTCTTCCCGTCTATGAGTTTGCGTACATCTGGGGACCAGAGCGCCATATCGGCGTGATGGCTCATGAGGCAGAGCGAATTTTCCCAGAGGCGGTCTCGTACAGCAATGACGGGTTCGCTATGGTCGATTACGCACAGATCGGATAAGATACAGTGGCTGGATACATCCCCCTTCCCCAGTATAGGGCATCAAGCCCGCTCGACTTCGGCGGCTTAAATCAGGGCATTGATGCGCTTGGCCAGCGGTTCGAGAAAAACCGCCTGCTCGATCAGTCCAAACAGATAGGCTCCGCGATCCAGTCCGGAGATTACAGCGGTGGCGCGTCTAAGGCGTTTGAATTTGGCGATCTGAACACAGGTCTCAATCTTTCCAACACACAGCGCCAGATCGAGCAGGATGCCTTCAACCGCAACCGGCTCATGACGCAGGATCGTAGAGCGGCCGGAGCAGACGCGCGCTCGCAGGAATTGCACGGGCTGAACGTGCAGAAGACGCAGGATGACATCCAGACCAAGCTGACAGGCCGCGTCGCAGGCGTCGCCCAGATGATCCGCAACGAGACGGACCCGGAACGCAAGGCGATGATGACGCAGACGTTCTTTAACGCCAATCCCCGGATGAAACAACTGCTTGAAAGCTACGGCTTCGACGCGAATAATCCCGATGCTACCTATGATATGATCATTGCCGAAGCGCAAGGGCTGACGCAACCGAAGGCGAGCGAGTATAAGACGTTCAAGTCGGATCAGGGCATCTACCGTGCAGGACCTCAAGGTATGGAGGTTATTCGCGAGCCGCAAGCGGGCGCTGGTGGCGGTAAGCCACCGAGCGGCTACCGCTATGCACAAGATGGGCAAGCGCTTGAAGCCATCCCCGGCGGCCCTGCAACGAAGCTTCCCGGCGACATGGCCGGACGCGTCGCGGCGCTGCAAACCGCCAAAGAGAGCTTCGCTGATGTCCGCAACTTCTATGAGGGGCAGGACTTGGGAGATCGCGCGAGCCAGCTTATTAACAGCGGGAACGCCGGACGTGTTGAACGTAATGTAAGACTAGCGATTGAAGCGGCGCTGCGCGCGATGACCGGCGCGGCTGCTCCCGAAAGCGAGGTCGAGAATTATCTGAATATCTTCGGGCCGTCCGCGCTCGACACGCAAGCGACGATCAAGGACAAGCTGGACAGGCTTCAAAGCTTCATGGGTAACGTTGAGGCAAACATTGCGCAAGGGCGTAGTTCTGCCCCTGGTGCGCCAGCACCGCAGGCGCAGCCCTCGCCATTTCCCGACTATCCGAACGCCCGCCAAGCTCAAGATGGCAACTGGTACGTCGAACAGAATGGCCAATATTTCAGGATTGATCAATAATGGCGACGCTGACTCCGGTTGAACAGAACCCGTTCTCTGCGCCTCAAGGCGGTGGGCGGAGACTGTCTCCCGTACAGGGGAACCCGTTTGAGGCTGCACCGCTACGTGACCGACTGTTTGATAAGCCGGAAGACGAAGCGCTCTATCAGACCGAACTGGCGAAAATCACCGAAGAGCGCACAAAGCCGCGCGCACCAACGCCTGATGATGAATTCTCTCCCGAGGATCTGGCAAAAAACCGCGTCATGCAGCTTCGTGGGCGTGAGCTTGGAGAACAGCAGTTCGAGGCGTCCCGCACGCCGATGAAGCGTGTTCAGGATACCGCAGCGTTCGTTGCATCGGCTCCTGTACGTGCCCTTACGCGCGGAGAATACGGCATCGGCGATGTGGTTGGAGCAGCCTCGGAAAGCGAGGGACAAGCCCTCACCGAGGCCGAAGGCAGCTTTGCCCGTGCGAACCGCGGCTGGCTGGAGCCTGTTGCGCAAGCAGGCGAAGCGGCGATCGGCATTCCCTTCTTGAACACAATGGGCGCTGTGCCGGGGCAGATGATGCGTACGAGCAGCGCGGCTTTGCGGCAAGTGCCGGATCTGACCAATCGACTTTTGCGATCAGAATCAGGCGTGCCACAGAGTATGCGTGCTCCCCCAAGGCAAACGGCTCGGCCCGCGCCCGTGGCAACGCCAGAACAGGCATACGGCCCAGCCCAGCGCATTCAGGACCGCCAAGCGTTCGTTGACGAGGGCATTCCAGAATTCGCGCCTGCATTCGGATCGAAGGGACTCGCCCGCACTGGACGCACGATCGAGGAAGTCCCGCTTGTCGGCGGAACCGTCAAGGTGCCGAAGACCGCCGTTGAGCAGGCCATGCTCGAAAGACAGCGTAATATAGCCTCACAGGCTGGCGCTGCGGCCAGTCAGGAAGAAGTTGGGCGGATATCACAGGGCGGACTTTCGCGGTTCCGCGGGGCTAATCTGGAGGATCTGGAGCGGTCCCGCGTGCAGGGCTTGGGACTGACGCCGGACCGGCCGCCGGCCGCGCGTGGCGGTAATGTGACGATCGACCGGCCCAGCCAGCTCAATACCGCGCAAATGACCGACGATCAGTTGAAGGCTGCCGCGGCGTCGCGTGTTGATCTTCCTGGTTCCAAGCGTTCGCGGGTTGAGGATCTGACGCCACAGGAGGTGCAGAAGATCGTATCGCTTCCGGCGCGGGATACCAGCTTCGCAACCAAGGCGTCAGCGCTATACAAACAGGCAGAAGACGCGGTTCCGGCGTTGATGAAGTCGAATGCAGCGGTCAACCCCGGATTGATCGCAACAAGAAATGCCGGTGGCGTTGCCAAAGGGCTGCTCACGCAGGAGAAATCGGCGCGAGTTAGCGGCGGCGTTCTGCATGGACGTTTTGGCCAACTTGTTCAGGATTTGAAAAATCCGAAGAGCAATTTCACTCTGGACACACTGAGAGCCGCAAGGACAGAGATAGGAAGGGCGCTGGACAGCTTCGGACAGTTCGAAACAGGACTGGACCGCAAGCAATTGAAAGCCCTTTACGGCTCCGTCTCTGATGACTATCAGGCCGGCCTCGTTGCGCTTGCCGCCAGAGCCAGAACCGCCGCCCGCGCCAACCGCGGCGATCAAAGCGCTCTGGCCACCGCCAATGCGGCCGACAAGGCCCTGCATCGTTACCGCGTAGCCGACCGCTATTACCGCAACGGCATCGAGCGCATGGATCGTTTCATGAGCGTGCTCGGCGCTGATACGCTTGAACAGGCATCGAAACGCATCGCCTCCTATCTGCGCGAGAATACGCAGAACATCCGGTCACTGGAAAGCATGTCCTCGTCACTGCGGCCGGAGGAATGGCGCTCGGTGCTCGGCAATGTGGTCGAGCAGCTCGGCAAGCTGACGCCAGGAGCGCGCGAGGCAGAACGCATATTCTCGTTCGAACGCTATGCGACAGATTGGGCGAAAATCAGCCAGAACCCGCGCGTCATGGCGCTGTTCCGGCGCTCGCTTGGCGACGCGACCGTTCGCTCGCTGGAAAACATGGGCCGGATCGCGGAACGTATGAAAAGATATGAATCCACGCGGAACTATAGCGGCTCGGCATATACCGCTGGAGCAGGAGCAAGCCTTGCGATGGTCCTCACGCCGGGCGCGTGGCCGTTGCTGATTGCAGGCATTGCAGGCCCCGGCGTTGTCGGCAAGGTCATCACCAGCAAGGCATTCGCCTCATGGGTCAATTCGATGAATCGTGCTCAGGTGCAGGTAGGCTCTTCCGTGGCGGCGACAAAGCAGGCGGCTCGTCCCCATATCCAGCGGCTGATTTCATTGGCTGCGAGAGAGCCTGACCCGGAAATCGCCGGAGCCATGTCGGCGCTAGCTCTTGCCATTGAACAGCAGTTGGACGCAGCCAGTCGTCAACAAGCCAGCCCAGCACAATGACCGCCCCGAAGCACCATGACGCCTCAAGAATGAACGTCATGATGTGGTACGGGATTTCGTGAACGGCATACCAGACCGGGGCAAGGACATAGGCGATCGGGATCGTGACTAGCGCCCCGAGCACGCTCATTGCGTAGATGCGTAGGAGCGCAGTGATCCAGAGAGTCAATACTGCCCCCGCGCCGCTCTCGTGGTCCGCACAGCACTCCACAATAAAAGTCCAAGCGTCACGAATAGCGCAGTCGTAGCAACGATCGCGATAGTCTCGGTGCTCACATTGCCGTCGAACCACATGAGGCCAGACATTGCTGCCCCGTAAAAGCATACCGTAGAGGCCCAATTGAGCGGGCGAAGCAGCCAGTTCAGTTTTTCTTCACGGGTTTCTACAGCCGAAACTGACATAACGTCTCCTAGGAAATTTGCATGGACCCAGAACAGCTTAAACAAGCGCAAAACGATTTGCAGGAGATCATTGCAAATCTATCATCAGGCGATCCTGCTCAGATTAAGAGCGCACAGGGGAAATTGCAAGCCTTAGGCTATGATGTATCCCCTGACGGGCAGATCGGCCCAAAGACATCGGCGGCAGTCGGCGAATTCCGTAAATTCGTCTCCGATACGGCCGAGCGAGGTGTCCGCAGCCAGGAAACACAGCTTGACCTTCAACGAACTGATCCGACCAATCGCGCTCTTAAAATGGGCACAGAAGCTCTGCCCTATGCTGTCGGCGCTGGCGTCGGTTATGGCACATCGCGAGGGCTGAAAAAAGGCTTTGATACTGCTGATAAAGCAATGGGGGAAGCTGCTGATCGGCTGGCAACCTCGCGGCGCGTCTCGCCGGAAGCTGCACAAGACCAGCTTCGCAAGATGCAACGCGGTCGCACGGTTCGTACCGCCGGGCAGTTTTTAGCGCCTGCTACCTTTCTCGGTGCTGCCGAGGCTACGCGCGACTACATCGCACCTCAATTCGAAGATCCGGGGACACGCGAAGCAATAAATCTTCTCGCGACTGGCGAGCAGGCGGCCGGAATTACGCTTGGCGCAAAGCAGATGATTGATCTGCTCAGGCGTAACAATCCTATTGACCCAGAGACTGAAGCTGCGTTGCGCTCACGCGTCGAACCGAACCGGCTTTTGAGAAACCAGCCTGATGCACCGCAGCCATCTCCCACCCAAGCGCCGCGGCAAGTGCCATCAAACGCCCCGTCCGGCCCAGCCATGCGCCATAGTGACCGGCTCAAGCAGACGGTAACTGCCGCTGGAGCCAAGCCGGGAAAAACCAAGACCGCGAATGTCGATGCCATCAAGAAAAACCTCACGGCGCAAAATATGCCGGATGTGGCGGAGTCTCTCAATCTGCCGCGCTCGGCAAACCGCTCGACGATCCTGCAGCGGTTGCGGGAAATCTCCAAGATCGGCGGACGGTACGTCTGGCCGGTGACCGCAGGACTTGTTGCCTATGATGCTGTTACGGGCGATGCTGAAGCCAGCAATCAGCCGGAGATAGAAGCCGGAACGGGCAACATCTCAGATGGCGGCGTTACGAACGCTGATCGCATGCGGGGTGCCGTAACAGGGACAGCAGCCGGGGGCGCGGTTTATGGCGGAAACCGTCTGCTGCAGGCTCTTCCCCAATCAGTCAAGACGGCTTTCGGTGCAGGAGCGCCCATGCTCGCCCCTCAAATGGGCGCAGACATGACGGACTATACGCCGGAAGAAACGAACCAGATGCGCAACTGGACGGCGCGCAACATGCCGGCCGTGTCGCAATTCGTCGGCGGGTATCCCGAGGAAGCCTACGACATGGCGCAAGTCCCGGAGAAGAACCCGGCCCGCGTCTATGAAAACGCATATCGCCCTGGCGGCCAGCCCGGAACGCACACCATGCCGGACGGCAGTCCAATGGCCGATAGCGCGATGCAAGGCCAGCCGGAACAGCAGCCGGAGAACTTCGAAGCCCAGATGGCGGAGCTTCAGCAGCTCCTGATGCAAGTCGAACGCCAGAGCGCCCCACAGCGCCGCCCCATGCCGCAAATGCCAGCCGCCCCTGCGATGGTCCCGGGTCAACAGAACCGGCTCCTGCAAGGCGCTATGGCGCGATAACAGCCTATCCCCAGAACAAGGCAAATCTCATATGGTCGACTCAGTCGCTATCCTGCCGCCTGGCTGGCGTGCTCTTGACGCTAACGGCGATCCCTTCACGGATGCCGTTCTGTCGTTTTTCGACGCCGGTACGTCGGACACTCTTGAAGTCTTTTCTGATTCTGGATTATCAACGTCCCTTGGGGTGACGGTAGACTGCAATAGCGGCGGCGAGCCGGTCACGTCCGGCAATGTCCCGACGTTGATTTACACCGGAACCGACCCGTACAAGATCACGATTTCGTCGACCATCGGCGGCTTCACGCGAACCTTCGATAACGTCAAGGGCGCTCTCGATACATCCACCTTCCTCACCGAGGCCGCAGTCGCCGACCAGTCCGTCGTCAACATCTCCGCTAACCGTTCGATCACAGCCGCAGACAAGGGCAAGCTGATCAACGTCAACTGCTCCGGCGGCGCGTTGACGATGACGTTCGCAGACGCCGCGACGCTCGGCGACGGGTTTTTCGTCGGTATCCGGCATGCTGGCACGGCTAATCAGGTCAAGATCACCGGCGACGGCACAGACACATTCGCCATTCCCGGAGCCAGCCCCATAGGGTTCTCGCTTACCGGCCTTGGCCATACCGTCTGGATAGCCTGCGACGGCACGAACTTCAAGATCCATTCCGAATGCCCGCCGCTGATCGGTGGCACGATCGGCGTTATCGTCATTGCGGACAGGCTGTCAACGCCGCCCGGATCGCCAACGCCGGGCGCGCGGTATATTATCGGCTCGTCCCCGCTAAGCGACTGGTCAGGCTTTGCCGAGCATGACATCGCCGAGGCGGACGGGTTTGGCACATGGTTCGTTTATACGCCGTCCGCAGATTGCGGCTGGATCACCTATGTGCAGGATGAAAATCTTTACTATAGGTTCATTGCTTCCGCATGGGTGGCTGAAAACGCAAGCGACACCGCACCGGGGACTCTGGAAATTGCTGTCCAGTCAGAAATGGAGACGGGGACCAGCGCAACACTCGCCGTCACGCCAGGCAGGCAGCATTTTCATCCAGCGCACGCGAAAGCATGGGCAAACATCGATCTGTCCGGGTCTCAGGCGCTTAAGCGAAGCCACGGCATTACATCGGTTGCGGATGGCGGAACCGGCATCACGACCATTACGTTTGCGACCGCGTTTTCTGATGATGATTATGGGTATGTAACCGGGGCCATGCCGACGACTACAGGCCGCGTGTCGTCATTTATCCGCGGTTCTGGAGATTCAAAATCAACGACCGCAATCGTCATGAGAGCCAACATGGCCAACGATGCAACCTTTAACGAAATAGACAGCACCGACGTGAGCGTTGCCTTCTTCGGTGACTTATGAACGATGTGATTATCTACACCGATCCAGGCGGCACCGTGACGATCTGCCATCTATCAAAGGAAGTGCTCGCCGCAATGCAGAACGGCGGGTTTTATGACCAGTCACAGGGCTTCATGGACGAACAGATCGAACGGCAGATTGCCGCGGGTCTCCCAGAATTCTCGGTGCGGCGGTATGTGAATGCGGCCGCGTTTGGCGGTCTTACCGAGGCCGAAGCGTTTGAAGTTCTGCGAGACCGGGATTGCGCCAACGGAACGGCGCATGAGCGTGTGAAGCCATCGGACTTGCCTGACAGATGGTTTCGCTACGCCTGGCAACGGTCCCACAATGGCGGCCCGATTTTCATCGACATGAAAAAGGCCCGGCGTATTCAGATGATCCATCTGAAGCGCTTTGCAGAAGTCAAGCGGCTTGATCTGCAATGGGCGCGATGGAGAGAGCGTGTCCGGCGCGCTGAAACGCCGCTGGCTCTGAAACACGTCTGGCCCGATCTTCACTGACCAACGCTTTGCTTGATGGGCTACTTGATAAGCAAGGTTAAAAAAACGGCACAAAAAACAATATTTAATACTATCGATGCCACAAAAAGCCGATAGCGAGGCGGATGGATTACCAGCTCGTTGTCTTTTAAACTCCATTCATGTTTCATGATGAGTTCTCCCGCTGCGCTGCATTGTTCTGAACAACTCTACAAACCTTCCCCCATGAAAGCAAGCACCAGATAAAATGGCCAGTCTTTACAACCGCGCTCGTGTGACAACAGCAACAACAGGCACTGGAACGATCACGCTTGGCGCGGCCTTTGCAGGTTATTTTACATTCGCCGAAGCCGGCGTGCAAGATGCTGATGTTGTTCCCTACTGCATTGAGGACGGCAACGATTTCGAAATCGGCACGGGTACTTACACCGCATCCGGGACGACGCTGACACGCACCGTGACCGAATCAAAGATCGGCGGCGTGGCAGGCACAAGCGCGATCAATCTATCCGGCAGTGCGACTGTGTTCATCACGGCGCGGGCTGAGGATATCAGCGGCGATGTCGTCGGCCCGGCATCGGCAACAGACGGCCAATTCGCGCTATTCGACAGCACGACAGGAAAGCTGATCAAGGCATCTGTCAACCTGTTCTATAATAATTCAGACGAACGCATTGCGCTTGGCGCAAATATCGATACGTTCACCTTTGCGGGCATCGGTCCGGTTGGCGTCGATCTTGCCATCCATAATGATGAAGCCGGTGAAGTCTGTATGGGTATTTTCCGATATTCCAATACAGCTAACGAGAGCGCTTGCTTCATCGGGTTGAGATCGCGTGGTTCTATCGGCAGCGAGACGGTTGTCCAGAACAACGATCTAATCGCCAATATGACAGCTTTCGGATTCGATGGCACCGATTATGAGCTTTTGGCTCAAATTCTCATGGAAGTGGACGGCACGCCTGGCAATAATGACATGCCGGGACGAATTCGCTTTATGGTCACGCCAGACGGATCGCAGACGCCCGTTGAGGCATTTCGTATCCAGCAGAACCGTGACGTACTGTTCGCGTCTGGAGCCATTCTGACGCTGCGTAACACCGGTCTACACCTTCTCGACACCAACGCCAGCCATGATCTGATCATAGCGCCGGGGTCTGATTTGTCAGCAGATAGAACGCTGACGCTGACGACGGGGGACGCCAGCCGGACGCTGACGATTGGTGCGGACAGCTCCATCTCGGGCACAGCATATGTTTCTGGCGGCACCGATGTTGCTGTTGCCGATGGCGGAACAGGGGCGTCCGACGCCTCGACAGCCAGAACCAATCTTGGATTGGCTATTGGCTCAGATGTTCAAGCTTTCGATGCCGACACCCTGAAAGCCGACACTCCCGATACACTGACGGCAGGCTTTGCTCACACCGTCGACAATGACGGCACGCAATCTTCAGGAACCTATACGCCGGATCAAGATGGCGGCAATATGAAACGCATCGTCAATGGCGGTGCCTTCACGCTTGCGCCTCCGACAGACGATTGCTGCATTATCGTTCAGATCACCAATAACGCATCGGCTGGCGCGATCACCACGTCCGGATTTTCCGGCGTCTTCGGCGATGCCTTCACCACGACGAACGGTGACGATTTTATCTGCACGATCATAAAGATCAACGGGTTCTCGTCTCTCACCGTGCAGGATGTGAGCTGATGTTTGCTGTGTTCCCTGCTCCTTATGTTGCCGCTGGCGGCGGCACCCCACAAGAAACAGGCTTCACGCTTGTCGGAGCAGGGGCAACGGTCGATACGGGCGGCAGTGCCTGGGCCAATCCAGGAAATATTACGGCTGATGATGGGACCAATGCTTCATGTGCTGTCGGGACGGCAGCAGGCGGCGTTACAGGAGATACGCTGAGAGGATCAACCCTTGGCTTTGCTGTCCCTGGGGGGGCCACGATAACCGGAATTGAACTGCGTGTTCAACTGTCATTTGGGGGATCTGCATCGACAATAGATTCTGTCAACATCGGTAAAGATGACAGTACTCTTGGTACTGCCAAGACTCCGGGGACAGCACTGACGAGCACACCAACGGATTACGACTTTGGCAGTTCTTCCGATCTTTGGGGCCTGTCGTGGACTCCGGCGGAAATCAACGCATCGACGCTCCAGGGACTTTTGGTCGTAGCCAGCGCAGGCGCAGGCGCAAGCGTCTCGTGTGACGCCATGTGGATGAACGTTCATTATACGGTTTGACGCCCACTCCCGCAATCTCAATATCCAGCCCCTTCTCAGGGGCTTTTTCTTTGTCAGAAAGCCTTTAGCGAAAGGATAGCGTATGCAATGGCTGATTGACCTTATCAAAGCGATCTTTGCCGCTATATTCGGCAAGAAGGCGACGGTTCCGAAGCCGGAGAAATCGGCAGATGAGCCGGTAAAAGGCGATCCTGCATGGCTGGTGCTCGCCCGGGCCGATCTCGGGCTGAAGGAGATCGCGGGCCCGGCCGCCAATCCTGAGATCATGCGAGCATGGCGCTATTGTGACTATGACCCACCAGACGGGGATGAAACCGCCTGGTGCTCGGCAAAAGCTTGCGAATGGATAGAGCGAGCCGGACTGCCGTCGACGCGCGCGCCGAATGCGCGGAGCTGGCAGAAGTGGGGCGCCGAACTGAAAACGCCCAAGCTCGGTTGCATCGTCGTCTTCTGGCGCGGATCGCCAACGGGATGGCAGGGACACGTTGCTCTCTATGTCGGGCCCGGGTCGAAACCGGGTACGGTCAAGGTTCTCGGCGGGAACCAGTCCAACAGCGTCTCGATCACCGATTACAGCGAAGCACAGGTTCTTTCATACCGCTGGCCAACGACAGGCGGCAACAGCCGCACATTGCGCGCTCAGACCGCAGGGCTTGTCCTTGGGGACGGCATGACGATCGCGGCCATATCCAGCAAGGGCATTCTCGAAAGCCTGCCAGACGCGCTTGCAATCGGCACAGGGGTGCAGAGCCTTGCGGCATACTGGCCGTGGTTCGCGGTGATCGGCGTGGTGATCAGCATCGCGGCGCGCGCGGTCACGATCTGGGCCCGGGTTTCCGACTGGACCAGCAAGGGCACATGAGATGATAGCATTCCTTTCATGGGTTGGCCAAGCCGCCTGGCCGCTGGTCGGGCTGGTGCCGTGGGGTGGTCCGAAGTTCGGGCTAGTGCTGGCGGCATTGCTCGCCGGCGTCGTTGCGATTGGCGCACCGGCCGGAGCCGTATGGCTGAACATGCGCGGCGAGGTCAAGGTCGCCGTGGCGCAGTGCGAAAGCTCTTGCACGCTCCGTATCTCTCGTATGGAAACAGCCGCAGAGCGCACCATTGCGGACATTCTGAGTAGCGTTGACACAGCACAGCACGACGGCAAGACGGCGGCGCAGCTCTGTGCCGGAGATCCACTTTGCATAGGGAGCGAGAAATGATGCGCGCGACACTCGGTTTTTCTGCGCCACGCTCAGTTTTTCTGCGCGCCGGTGCCTTTTTCTGCGCCGCGCTCGCGCTGGCTGGATGCAATCCGACGCCGCCGCAGGTGCAGACGCGCGTCGTAGCCGTGCCGTCATCGAAACCGTATCGTTTCATAAAGTACACCGCGCAATGCGACGCCGGAACGATATCTCGGTTGAAGACGCATAATTACACCCACGCGCTCGTAAAGAAGAAGGAAGCCGAGGCGGCGAAGCCGTGAAAAATGTCCGGTTTTTTGTCCGGTTTCCGCCCAGCCTGAAAGCCTTGTACAGCAACGGTTTTAGCGTCTTCTGAGGGGCATTCCCGCCCGGTTAAATGTCCGGTTTTCTGCACACTGAACATGACCGTGGCGTCACAAAGATGATCGGGCCAAAAGTACCTTCAAAGGGACGTTAACCGGCTTACGGTGCCTTAAAAGGCACTTTGTTCATATTCAGCCCTCACTCCCGAGGGGATAGGAACCTTCACCCTATGGGAGAGGCTCAGTCTGCTCATGCATTTCCTTGCGGAGCGTGGCCCACGCTTCGATGTATTCGCCGCGTGTCAATTCCGAGTACGGGTGAAGCATCGGAGAGCCTTCCACAGTGAAGCCAATCTGTTGATTGTCGCGCGTGTGAGCCTCGACTAGCGCTCGAATTGCCTTGTGGAGCTTAGAGCGTTCGGCTTGCAGGATCAGGTTCGTCTGTCCGATGACTTCCGTGTGGTCGCCGTGCTCAACGACAATGGGAACGGGCGTCTGCTGTGCAATGTGCCGCCAATGTTCGATTTCTCGTTGAGCTTCGGCGAGGTGTTCGCGGAGTTTGATGATTTCTCGGTCTTCCATAAATCGCATCAGACTATCACCTTAACCGATTGAATCATCCGTAGATTATACCACAGACTTACGAGCGGAGCAACGCCGATCTAGTCCATCGACGCTGCTCCCACCAAAGACGAAAAGAGGATTTCGTCAGTGGCACAGCAACCATAAAGTAAAAAACAGGACTGAAACATGGCAGCGAGCAGTTTAGACTATGCGGAGCCGAAAAAAAATGGATTGGACAACGGGCGCGATCACGAGGCTCCACTCAAATCATCCAGATCTGGCCTATATCCTGACGGAAATCCTCAACAGGCAGGACCGGCTTACAGAACTGCTGGAAATGTTGACGCATTCCCACGCGAATACATCAGACCGAATGGATTTGTCGCGCATAGCGCAAAGCCTGTG